GTGAAAGATAAACCAACATCACGACCGGTAATTACGACTGTTGCCATGATTTCTCCTTATATTGTTTGCGTGTAGTAGGTAGATACTCGAACATCTGCGATTAGCAGCGTTGATGCACCAACTTGAGTAACTGTCGGTCTTTCAACCGAGCTGACAATGTATCCAACTGGAATTACTGCCAGAACACTTATGATTAATTGCTCGATATTGTCGAGCGATGCTGGATTGCTGTTATAGGCAACCGCAACTGAAATAGTAAAATTGATCTTGGCTCTGATATTGCTTTTGCTTATTGTTTCGAATTCTAAGTATGGTGAATCAGGCACAACCACCACAGCTGGTGGAATAACTGTTTCAGGCACAAATGAATAAACATTTCCTGCAACAACTGATAAAGCGGTTGCTAAAGGTGTCCTGATCTGTTGAAGGATTGTTTCATTAGGCATTTATTGACACATGCTTTCGGTGTCTATGTAACTTCCCAATATGCCCACGCACTTATTGAATAAACTTCTGCCCATCCTGAACGGAGTTGCAGTAAAATCTACTCCTTCGATTTGTCCTCCGCCGGCAAGTCTTGCTTGAAAGACTTCGACTGAAACTGTATAGACGGCTGACTGAACAGCTGCGTTTCCAACATAAGTTGATGCGCCAGAAAGGGTAGCAACTCCGGATGGGATGACATTAGCCTCGAGTATATCGGCGTTAGTGATCGATGCTGAAAAGGTATATTGTCCAAGATTGTCTGCCAGCACAACTCTTGTTCCGTTGTAAGGTGATCCGCATCCTGTGATGACAACTGATTGCCCTTCGGTAAATTCATGAATTCCTAGTGTAGTAAATGTAGCAACATTGTCTGACAATGACGTTGCTTGAATTGGTGCTTTGAATGTAACAAGCATTGGCAGAATAACAGTTTCTGCTGTGTCAATAATTTGATTTAGGTAAGCATCGTTATACAAGGCAGATGACACACCAATCACAGATCTCAACTCGGAAGCTGTAATTATGGTTGGCATGTCATCTCCTTTAGTTCTCCCATTATTAGCTGCCTAGGATCGGGAGCAACCCTAGGCATTAAGTTGGGCTAAATTAGTTCTTGTTGAACCAAACTGCTCCACCAGCAATTTTTACTGCTAGTGCGCCATAGCCATAGTAAGCAACAGATACTTGACCAGTTGCTGTGATGTCTGAACGAAGTTGTAGGCGTGGGCTCTCATACCATGTAAATGCATCTGGATTTACTACAATCATTGATTGATCTCCAGTTGTGTATCCATCTAGTGAGCGAGAAACATAAAGATCCAAGCCCGCAACATTTCCACGAAGTGATTGTGGTGAAACTGCGCCACCAGCGTTTTGTGGTTGTGATGCGTTGTAGATTGGGCGTCCGCTATCGTTGTAACCCATGATGTTACCCCATTGGGTGCTGTTCACAATTAAGTTGCGAGCAAATCCAAGTGATCCTGAATAAATAGAAGCTGCTGCTGCTGAAACATAAGCAAGCAAATCTGCTGCTGTGTTGTCCTCAGCTACTGCTGCCAATGAGCATGAGTTGCCAAGAACTGTAGCAACATAAGCATCTGTGGTCTTTGCATAAGCAAATTCCATTTGACGAACTAACTCATCAAAGAATGCTGGAGATGAACGATCTAAAAGTTCAACTGAGAATGTTTGTCCGCCAGCAAATTTCTTGACATCAACCTGAACGAATGATGATGCTTGGTCGGTTACATCAATTGTTGCTGCCTCTGCTTCAAGAGTTACTGTTGGAGCAGTTGTGATTTTAGGAATTTCAAAAGTCATTCCTGATGCTGGTAATACTCCACGAGATAGAGCGTCGATTAAGCCACGATCAGCATTTGAAACACCATTGATGATTTCAGTTGATTGTGGAGTTGGAATTAAGCCAGAGTTGTTGCTGGTTGTATCAGCAGCCATTACATACTGACGGCTTTCCTCTGAACCTAGAGCAGCACGAACTGAATGCTCCAAGTATGTTGCCTTTGAATTGATTGGTGAGCGTGGCTTTGTGTATGCAACAGATTGTGCTGCTACAACTGCCACAGGCTCAGACTTTGCAGCTTCTACCGCTTCGGTTGCGATAGGAGCTTCAGATTTAACATCTGACACTTTGTCCTCCTGTGTTGTTTGATCCTCAGCGGTTGCTTCGGAATTCTCTGGTGTATTTGTTGCAACTACTGATTCAACTTTGGCTGAAGCAATTGCCGGATCAGACACCAAACTGACTTCTTGTAATGAACTTTTTGAAATAACCATTGCGCCATCTTTGTTATCCCATGCATCAACCATTACTCCAACAGAAAATCCATCACGCAAGCCTGTGGCTGCTTCCTCAAGTGCATCATCAGCTGCAAAAGTCTTTGCCAACTTAAATGTGCCTTCCAAGCCTTGATCGTTTGCAGTAATGTCAATCAACTTACCCAATGGGCGAGTTTTGTCATGCTCTAATAGCAATTTAACAGGCTTTGAAAAATCAATGCTGTCTTTTGCAAATACTGTTCTGCCGGCTGATGTATTTCCAGCCTCATTCCAAGAAACAATAGTTCCTGAGATTGTTCGCTTGTTTGTATCAGCAGCGGTTATTGTAATTGGGAAATTAATCTTCATCGGATTAAGTCCTCTTCCTCTTGGATTTGTTCGACACTCATTGCGCCGATGCGGTTTAGTATTTCATAAACTTGAGCACGCTCTAATGCTGAGCCTCTCAAGAAATCATCAATGTCAAATCGAACTTCAACACCATTTGGCACAAAATCAGCAGCCGATAATCTTTGTTCAATTGGCGTAATGATATTTCTTAAACTGAAATCAATAAGGGCTTTTCTTTCCATGACAGTCGTGCTATATGTCATGCTGGTAGTTTCAGCAGATAAGAATGATGCTGGAATGCCAACAGCTCTTGCAATTTCGGTTGCTAGATATTGGCGTGCTTCATTTAATTGTAATTTTTGTGGATCAAAGCCCAAAGCGTTTAATTCAACATCAGCATTTAAGAATGCAGTTGCTCTTGTGTTTCTAGCAACCTTCCATGATTCAAGAAGTTTTGTAATTCGCTCTGGAGTGAGGTTTGTGCCATTTGACTTTAACACCATTGTTGGAACTGGCTCTTTGGCGTATAATTCGGCAGCCTTTTCTAATTCTTGTGCAGCTCTAATTGTGCGACCTGCGCGATTTAATACACCCTCATCTAATCCGCTAAATACAATTAAAGATCCGATGCCAGTTGCTGGAACATGCATTCCATCAACCATGTATGAAGTAATTTCAGTTTGATTTGCATTTAAGTTATATGTAACACGATCTGGCGCAACTCTTGTCCATGCACGAATGCGACCACCATCTGAACTGGAGTAGGCGTCCAAGCAAATTCCATAAGCCACGCCGTGGAATAATAAATCCTCCGCGATCCATGCGTAAATTGCTGATCCTGCAACTCTTGGATCTGGTTGCATAATTACGCGTTGTGGTCGTAAATGCTCTTTTGTAAAATGATTGTAAGTTTCTAAAGGTAGCGATCCAATTGTGCTACAAATTATATTTCTTGCTCTTGCAACTGATGGAACAGACATTGCTTGTTCTCTGGTTGCTGTTTGTGCTCCGTAAAATAATCCACCAACTGCTGATTGTAAATTGTAAGGAGTATTAGCGGCAGCTACATCAACTGTCGGAGTAATTGCGGTATTTGTAACAAATCTATCAAATAATCCCATTAGCACATAATATACCATAAATACAAATTATCCGACTTGTATATCTATTTCCGTTTCGGCTTGTGTCGCAAAATAAGTTGCTAACGCCGAAGCGACAGCTGCACAAACTGCCACTCGACTAGCACGCCTTCCGATGATCCATGACCCATCCCCATAGGGCAGTTTCGCAGCGGAAAGCGTTTGCTGGGTCAGTTCATCCTGCCCACCATGTTGTAATCGATGGCTATTGATCGCCCCAAGCCACCTATCACAACTTTCAGCATATATCGCCCCATCCATATCTGTAATGGGAATTCCAGCAGGAACTAACCGACTTGCGACGGCTTGTGCAGTCCTTTTGGAATAAGCGACAGTCTGAACATTATATTTTCTGACATAAGGTGCAATGTCGTTTGCAACCGCTAAATCGTTGATTGAATAATCATTTGACCAAGTGTGGAGTAAAACTAAATTAAATCTTTCTCCCAGTAGTTTTTGAGTTGCCACTAAAGCACCAAATTTACGATCTGGACTTAAATCTAAACCAAACCAAGTTTCTTTGTCAGGGTCTAATGGTATTGGGTCAGTTTTACACAATTCCCATTTCTGTGCATCGATTGCAGAATTAATTGTATCTACCCATTGACATAAAACTTCTGTTCTTACAATATCAGGTGGATCATTAATAACAGCTTTAATGTTATCTGGATGAATTGTTATACCAAGCGAAGGGTTGGCTTGAGCGAAGGCTGGCCAATTGATCTCACCCGACGGAAGGGTAATCGGTGCATCTGGCTCGGCACTCCATTCAAACCAACCGATCGTATCGGAGGGGTTTACGCTGGCTGCGATAGCGCGCTCCCTAAGTTTGTTTAGAATAACTGAATGTTGATCTCCGGCATTTGAATAAATCCATACTTGCGGATTTTTTGAAGCCATCATTGTGTATCGCATTGATGACCAAGCATCCTCATCTTTGTATTCTCTTAACTCATCAAGATGAATGCTAGATGGTGCAGAAATACCTCTAGATGCATTGTTTGCAGCTTTTACCACAAACCTGCGACCACCCTTTAATTCCATTTCCTCAGCACCATGTTGCCATCTAATCTTTTTTACCTCAGATGCTAACTTGTCATTTGATTCTATTATGCCAACCATTTGTCTAAATGTTTCAAGTGATGTAGTCAATCTATGAGCTGATGAGAGCTGTAAGTTTTCGCCCCAAACAAACATACCAGTTAAAACCCTAAGCATCATAAAGGTAGACTTTCCGGACTGCCTTGCAATTACGAGTCCGCACTCAGAGTGGTGGTATCTGCCATCTGGCTTAATCTTATGACCATGAATTGCAACAAATTCTTGCCACGGCATCAAAGGCATACCGATTTCTTTAGCAAACTCAATCATTTCATGACCTTTTGAGGGCAAATCGTTCAATTGTGAGTGAATACGCGGTGTTTGCACACCTCCTAAAATCGATTCATCCTGATCTAAAAGGATCTCTCCAGTTTTAAGATTAATCAAAGCGATCCGGTCTGATCGTGGGCGATCGAGGTGTTTTGTGGGTTAGAAAAGGAACG